TCATTTTACATCCTTTTGTTCTATAAATACTGTTTATTTTTGCGAACAGAATTAAATTTGTTTTTGGTTTTCTTTTTGTTTTTTCTAAACTGAATAGATTTTAATGCTTGTTTTAAGAATCCATTTTTCATCACTCATCCTTTTGTTCTAGTGCTGTTATTTCTTTTAATGCTTCATAAACATCCCACTCTTGAATTCCGTCTAATTCTGCATGGTCATACAGGTCTGTTAAGACAAGTTTTGCCTTATCCAATGCCTTGCGTGTGGAATTATATGCGTCGATTATTGAAACCAATTTCCAATGATAACCACCAGCAGTGCTTCGTTTTCCAGAAATACACTCGCCTATATGTGCCGCATCTGTTTTTATATCCTTGCCTGCTTCTGTGCAAGAAGCATATATTTTTCTGGTTTCAACACACATAACTGGTTTTGAATTTACATCTCTGGCTCTATTATATCGGTATTCAGAATATTTTAACAAACCAGTTTTTGTTGCGTGTATAGCGTTTTCGCTTCTTGTGACCCACTCCAAGTTTTCAATTCTATTATCTGTTTTTATGCCGTTTATATGGTTTATTTCGGGTTTGTTTTCGGGGTTGGGTATAAACGCCTGTGCAATTAGTCGGTGTAAAAAGTATTCTTTTTGTGTGTTGCCATTACACAGTTTTACTCGCCAATAACCGTTTAATATTCTGGGGGTCATAAAATTGACTTTGCCGTTTTTATAAAGGCGGCAAACTGTTCCTTGGTTTGATATTCTATAAAGCCCTTCATACCCAACAACATCTTTCCACACTTCGTCTTGCTGGTCTGTGACGGTGTTTTTGTGTTGTTTTTCTTCCATAAGTTTTATAAGTTCTTGCCAGAGTTCTTTGCTGCCATACATAAAATATGATTCTCTGCAACCATCGTTTTTACACTCAATCGACTGTGGGTTGTCGCGGTTTAATTCCTGCTGACAGAATGGACAAATAAGTTTATTCATCTTTTATTACCTTTATTTGTATTTTCCAACCACGCGGCAATGGTTGGTCTGTTATGAATTTAACGCCGTAATAGACAGCGTCAGCATAAAATGTTTGAATCTGTCCATCTGATGTATAAGTAAGTGTAATATCACTCATTGTTATCTCCTTTGTTTTTTCGCCCAACGCATACCGCTTATCAATCTGCGTCCCCAAACACCGCAGCGCGGAAACCGGCGAGGTCACGGACGTAGTACGCGCAGAAGTCCGCACAGTAGCGCGCACAAAGGGCGGCCGAATCGGTCGTGCGGTTGAAGACCCAAGCGCCAATATGTTTTTTGCCGTCTTTTTTCCAAACACAACGACACCACGCAGAACAACCGTTTTTATCAGGTGTTGGATTACCTTTTTCTGCATATTCACCATCTGTTGATGATTGCAAACAATGGATTTCCAGCAACTTTATTCCTTTTTCCGCGACGTTATCCCGGATTTCTTTGAAATACGCAGGCAAATGATAATAATTATAAATTTCTTCGCCGTTGTATTCACGCACAGATTCACCACCAACCACGACATCATCGGCGGTTATTGTGATATAATCTTTGTCGGTTAACATAACCCCGTCGTGGACTTCTATGGATTTTACTGTATTGTCTTCAATTTGTAATTCATCTATTTTTGCTTCGATATTTTGCAAACAATCAATGATGTTTTTATATAACTCATTGTTTTGAGTAAATATATCTTGTAAAGTCAATTCTTTTTTCTTTGTCACTTTTTTGCTCCTTATGGTTATCTTTGGTGGGATACCGAGCGTTTCAACAAGCGTATCCCGTAATCTTGGTGGGGTCATGTGTTCAACAGAAGTTACATGAGGAGGATTATGCCATGACCCCGTAAAACTTATATTTTATATATTACCCTTTGTGTTTGTTCATCTATATCGAGTTTATATACATCGCCTAAACCTATTCTAATAAGTTTTTTAGTTAAAAGTATATAGTTTTTATCATAACCCGAGTGATTATGACAATGCGAACACAACACACACAAGTTATTCTGTTCGTATTTTAGTTTTGGTTCAAGTGTGCGTAAGATTATATGATGCACCTGTAAATCGTTTTCAGAGCCACATATAACGCATTTATGCCCGTATCTTTCCAAACACTCTTTACGTGCTTTATTCCACGCACTCGTGGCTTTTTTAGACGATTTGGCTAACTTATACACTTTCTTGGGTAATAACCCAGCCAAACGCATTTCACGATGCTTTTTAGATTCGGTGTTAAGTGTCGAATTAAAAAGTTTCATTGTGTGTCCTTTTGAATCTTGGGGGTTGCCGGCGGAGAGAGAGAATGAAGTGGAGGTTACCGGCAACCGTTAAATGCCCGATATTACTAGGAAGTTGTCGGGCTCAACTGTAACGCAGGGTAGAACAAACATATACCCCCCTAGCAATTCCTATTCCATAATCTTATCAATTAAATCTGTATATGTTAGATTATGTTCAATTTTTTTCTTGTAGTCAATGGCAACAGGTATGCGTTCGTGTAATCTACGAGCAAAATCTAATCCCTTTGTGTATTTAAGATAAAATATCTTATCTAATTCTGCACAATATAAGATTTTATAGCATCTAGGGCAATTTGCTATAAACATACCACCTTGCATCTGTTCGCATACGTCTGGACTATGTAATACTTCCAATTCATCCAGTATTTTATTTAGTTCGTATGATTTAACTTCTGCTAAACAATCGAATTTTTGTGCGTCTGCATCGCCTGCATACGCATCGGGGCTATAACCCATTGGCAAACCGTCAATATCATCACTAACAAACCCGATGTCTGTTTTTAATTTAATACCTGTTTCTTGTTCAAATAATTCTAATGCCCTGCGTTCGAACAATAAGCCGCGTTTTGTCGCCGCTTTTTCGTTCCAAGTTTGTTCTGCTTCTGACCATCCATATTGTTCCGATACAAGGCGTTTTACAACTTTCTTATAACACGCACCGGGTTTTTTACCTGTTCTATCCATGCCTAAAAAATCTTTCATATTAGAACAAGTGATGTGGCATCTACGGGCAGACAACCATTTTGGATTTGTTTGTAATGGCAGCGATTCAATCAAGATTCTGCGTTGGTTATAATCTGGGCAATTTTTGTAGTCAGCCATAAATTTTTCATAACCGCCTACGGATTCCCAATCTATGTAATGTTGTGGTTCTCTAAATACTTTCATGTTAGTTCCTTTTTGCTTGTTACGATACGTATTTTACTTTAATTAAAATTAAACGTCAAGTCTTTTTTTACATTTTTTTAATTTTTTTAACGAAGTGGCTATTTTCTGGGCCGTTGCAAGTTTTGTTCCGCACTTATTTTTGCGTATTTTCCACAGAGAAACGATAGATATACCCGATTCGGTTGCTATCTGTTGATAGGTGGTATATTTTTCAACTTCTACTGCGTTTATAATGCTTTCAATCAGTTTTTCGATGTTATACATTTTTTAATCTCCGTTCTGCTCGTTTAATACAATCATCAAGTAAAACCTGCCTACTATCAACAAGTTTTCTTTGTTTTCTATATTCGCCAATCTGACGAAGTTTGTTATACAGTTTATTTAACTGCTCATTATTCATTTGTTTGTACGGATTCATCGTTATCTCCCATAAATTCCATTGCCTTATCAAATGCTTCGTTTAGTTCTAGCGGGGGTTTGCATTGTGGCATCTGTGGTTGTAATTCTCTGCCCAATTTTTGTAAGATTTGTAATAATTCTAACAACAAATCCCGACCACCGCCGTGGGCAATCGCCCCCAGTTTTCTATCCGAATCGGGCAAATCTATTTCAATATCCTTTTCCGGTATTCGTAAGACGAGTTTAAGTTCAATATCCTTGCTTGGCGTGTTGATAAGGGTTTGTAGCCAACGCATTTTTGGATGGTTATCCGCAAGAATTTTATACGCCTGTTTATAGGTCGCTTGGATTTGTTGCCCATAAACTTTGTTCGTTCCCCATCTGCGATAATTATCTGCGCTATACAGCCGTGCCGCCGCACGCACCGTTTCTGCTCTGATAATATCTCGTGTTGTTGATTTTTTAATCATTTTTATATCTCCATTTATAACCGCCAGCAGTTTTATATCTGCCAAGGCAACATCTTGATATGCACTGACAATTTATACCTGTTTGGCGTTCCGCATCACAAATTCCATAAAATTCAGCCACAATACCGTTCTTGTCTATTTGTAATACTATTTTTGCTCTTGGGTTATCTTTACCAAACTTTCCCAACATGGTTCTGCTTGGTTTGCGACCTAATACCCTATAAGCGTGTTTTATATTTTCTGCTCTGTTAGACCATTCTAAATTTTCTACCCTATTGTCTGTTTTTATTCCGTTTTTATGGTTTATTTCCTTTCTGTTCTCGGGGTTTGGTATAAATGCTTCGGCAACAAGACGATGAACTTTTTTAAGATAACCATGGTTATTTCTCCATAGGGCTACCTGTAAATAACCGTCTTTATCTTTTACAAGTTTTCTCTCTTTGATTTTAAGATTTATTGCATTAGAATAAACTTTCCCGTTTGATGTAATGAAATAATTAGGGAATTCTTTTATTCGTTGTAAATCTACGCTTTCAATTAAATTCATTTTTATAATTCCTTTGGTTTTTTACGCATAGTTGAATCTTTTATTTCGATATAGTTGGCATCGTCAAATGCTCTCTGTCTGGCTCGGTCTTTCAGGTATTCGCCAATGGCTTTCATACCTAAATTAGATACAAATACTGTTGGCAAACCTTTCTTCCAACGATAGTCAAGTAATTCGGTTAATTCTATTTGTTCTGATTCGGTATCATACCCTAGACCAAACTCGTCAATTATCAAAAGTTTTGTGTTAAACCAAATATATAATTGTTCTTTGGCGTTTCTAACTGTTTCAGCATTTGTTGAAAATTTGCGTTTCATAGTATCAAACAAGTTCTTTGATACAGTATATTCAACATCTTCCAAATCCCAAAAGCCCGGATTCTTTTCGTATGCTGGTATAAACGAATATTCTTTTGTTAATGCGTTCAAGAAAGCCATAATCAAGTATGTTTTTCCACAACCGACAGAACCGCAGATAAATAAGTTATTAGTTTTGTTTCTCCAATCAGCCAACCAATCTCTTGCTTTGGTTAGTTTTTCGTTGAATTTACCACTAAAATCAGCATCTTGGTATCTAAAATCTTTTCTGTAATACATTGTTAATCCTTTTTATTAAATATATCTTCAAGAAAAGGGTCGTCTTTGGCATCTCTTAAAAAACTACCTTCGCCAACATAGTTAGACCAGTTTTTCTTCTGTGGTTGTGGTTTGTTAAAATCTCGTTTTTCCCAAGTTCTAATAACTGCTTTCCAATCTTTCATAGAGTTAGAACCAACTTTCCAACCGTTCCCTTCGTAGTGGTTGAAAAAATACTGTGGGTCTATACTGTTATTTCTTTCTTCGCAGTATGCTTTTATTTCTTCAACTGTTGGTTTTACGAATCTTTTGGTTTTATTCTCTGGATATTGTTGCAACAAATCAGAGATAGATGTTTCAGTTGCGTATTCCTGACAGGAAAACTGTTTTTCTATTTCTCTTATCGTTTCAGCAGACCAATGCTTTACAGCAATCTTTTTTATCTCTGTTGGAAAAACCCAATTTTGAAACCCTGCCTTGAATAATGTATTTTCATCTATACTTTTACTTTCTTTTTCTTTTTCTCTTTCTCTTTCAGTATCTATACCATATGGATTACTTGTCTTATCCATATGGTTACCATTAGGTATAGATATGCTATCCATATGGTTAGGATATGGTATAGATATCTTCCCCCATCTATTTAATGCTCCACGAGATTTTACTGCATTAGAATTCATAAATTTGGATAATTGTAAATCTAAATCAGGTTTGATTGTTTCTAACCAAAATCTGCTATTACACTCAACCGATGGGTATTTGACCAATGCTGTAAGTATTTCACTTTTTTCTGCATCAGATAAATAACTTAAAGTTCCACCCCAATCAGGGCGAACAGTTGGTTGAAATATTGCTGGTTGATATTTTTTTGCCATTTGTCTTCCTTTCTAAATTGGTGGGCAGTCGGAAGACAGATTGAACTGCCCATAAAGTTTCCTAAATTCCTGTCTTCCTAAAAACATTATACCCTTCTTTTTTCCAAAATCAATCAAAAAGACACTCTAATTCGCCATTGGTGATATACCAAGTAGATGCACCACCTTGGATACATTGTTGAACGTCTGTGGCGATTTGTTCTGCTTTCATGCGTGCATCTTTTTGGCCGGCAGTATAGCCTAACCCACCGATGATGCTAACGATTGCAGCGACCAAAAAGAAACGTTTTAAGAATCTTTTTATAGCGATTGTTCTGTGAATTGAATTTACATATTCTTGATAAGTCATTTTTTCTCTCCCTTATTTGTTTTTGACTAAAAAGTATTTACCGTATCTAACCTGATTACCGTATTGATTTGTGCTGTATTCCCAAATCATACTGATTTTATGCCCTTCTTCACGTAAGTCGTGGATTCTAGCCGATAAACGTGTAATTCCATAAACTGTAAATGCCTGCATTGAAGTAATACCTTTGAACTTACGCAAATGATTTAAGATAATTTCATTTTGATTCATTTTATTCTCCTTTATCGTTTATTCCGATCTCCCCAGTTAATATACCATGCAACCAATGACATGCAGCAATAAGAAACAAGACAGGGCCTGCCAAAATTCCCGCAATAAGATTAAGTAATCCAAGAATATAGATTACAAATAGGGGTAAATTAGCATTTTTGCGTTTTAATTCCTTAAAAACATACATATACACCAAGCATACACCCCATACAAGTAAAACAATTTGCAATTCAGTCATGATTACTCCCCTTTATTTGTATAGATTGGTTTTAATGTATTTTTGATATATTTTTCAATACCGTTCAAGACAAATTGTTTTCTTTGAGTAGATAAAGGGGCTTCATCTAAACGCCATTCCAACGCCCATTGGATACCACCCAAGTCAATATCTTGTTCTAATTTATCCCAGGCATCCCAAAAAGATTGTTCAACATAAACCAGTTTGTCCTGATCATATTCTACATAGTCTTGGAAATATTTATCCAAATATTGTTTGATTGTCATAGTTTGTCCTTTTTGCTTTTTATTGGTTTTCTAAGGTTTTGCCCTTATTCAATACATACTATAACATTAACAAAAGTTAAAGTCAAGAAAAAGTTTGAAAAAAAATTAAAAATATTTTATACTATTAAAAGGCAAAGCAAAGGAATTGATATTATGGCAAACCCACAAAATCTTGTAGGGCATTCTTTCAATGAGATGACAGCGACCAAACAGCGTGAGATAGCCAGGATGGGTGGTAAAGCATCCGTTGAAGCTAGACGTAATAGAAAAACCATGAAACAAGCCCTTGAAGAAATACTGGCATCTATGTCGACAGAAGACCCCACAAAGACCAATAACGAATACATGATGGCAAAGGCTATACAGAAAGCCAACCAAGGTAATTTAAAAGCCATGGAGTTCGTTAGAGATACATCGGGCCAGAAAGTACCAGAAGAACCAATACCCGAAGGTACGAAAAGATTGGTTAGGGAAAGGATTATTATTGAGATAGGGGATTAACATGAAACTGTCCCTAGATAAGATTTTAGAAAAGTGTCCTAAAAAGCTTTTGGTTTTATACCCAAAGATTATGGAAACCATCCAGTTGTATCAAGATACCCCAGATTATTTAAGGGGTGAATTGCAACCGTTAATCATTATGTTAGAAGGTAGTCGTGGTTCGGGTAAATCAGAATTTGCCCAACGTATGTGTATTGCAGGATCGTATGACGGGTATTTACAGACCATTAAATACGCAACCATGACAGAAAACGGATTAAACGGATCAAAAGATGCATTTGAAAGGTTAGCACCAGAGTGTAGGGGAACAGGTGCGAATACGTCAAAAGCCAATCCCATGCACAGATTTATAGGGGATATGCGTGTTGATTTTGACTTTTTTGGCCGTCAGGATATTAAAAACGAACAGAAAAAGTATGACATCTTGATCTGCGAAGAGGTGGAAAAGTGGGATAAGGTGCAAGGTGTTGCCGCATTGGAAACAGAAATTCGCCATTGTTCCGTTATTTTACTTATATCTAACAATCCGCCACAATCAGTTGTAGATTTTTGTAAAGCACACGATGCATTGTTTATGCGTTGCGATTGGTGGGAGAACGATGCGTTGCCCGCCCACATTAGAGATTCATATATGCGTGCCAAAACCGAATCGCCAGTTTATTATACCAGATTTATTATGTGTCAGAACGATACAGATTTGGCACAGTGGTTTGATAATTCGGGCGTAGAGAACTTTTTTTCACGTTCAGCAGAAGATGTTACCCCACGAGAAAAGGAATCAGGACAGATTGTATTAGGAATTGACGTTGGTGGTGGATACGGTGACGAATCGGTTATAGCCAAGGTCACTAAAACACCATTTGGGTCATTATTGGTTGAAATAATAGGGAAATACCAGTTAGAAACCCCGGCATTAGCAGTTCGAGTGAATCAGGCACGTGCATCCACAGGGGCAACCGAAGAAGTTTGGGATGCCACAGGTATAGGATACACCGCCGCACAGCAACGTGGCCCAGACCCAAGAACCCGTAAAGCATTAGGAATTGTTAATTTTATGGGGCATTTACCACCAGTTACCGATGAAACGATATTCAATTGTAGGTCAGAAGCATACGCATTATGGCAAAGAATGATAAACCAGAATCAGTGTTGGTATGTTGGCAATCCTGCATATAAAGACCAAATTAGACGTGAAATGTTTGCACAGGTATATGCAACAAGCGAACAATCCAAGGGCAAGTTAAGAATAGCAGACAAAAAAGATATAAAAAAGAACCTGAACGGTGAATCGCCCAACATGGCGGATGCAATTTGTATGGCGATATGGCGTTGCATGACGTACACACCGAAACAAACAGCCGAAGATTATGCTATGGCACATGGTGGTGTAAGGTCAGTTAAGCCGAAATCGAGATGGTTTTAAATTTATGTTGTGTTTTATGCAAAAATATGTTTATAATAATAGTGCATTAGATATATAAAGGAAAGGAGTTCTATATGCCTACAGTAAGATACCCAAAGAATCCCAACACAGACACAGCTTTTGTAACAGACGATAATGGACACACAACACGTGCTGTAAAAACAGTTTTATTAGATGGAACAGTTGATTATCCAAAAAATTCAAATTCTGACAGTTGTTATGTAACAGTAGACGGTAAGAAACAACGTGCTTTGATGACAGCAGATATTTCAAGCGAAGGTTCGTTAAGTTACCCAAACAACTCAAACTCAACCAAAGGTTATGTTACTGTAAACGGTAAAAAGCAACGTGTTATCTTGACGGCATCATTGGTAGGCGGTGGAAGTGCTCCAGTAATCGAAGAATTGAACGTAACACCAAGCACTTCTGCACAAACAATTACAGCACCAGAAGGCACAGACGGTTATTCTCCTGTAAATGTGAGTGCTGTAACAAGTGCAATTGACGCAAATATACAGGCTGGAAACATTAAAAATGGCGTTACGATTTTGGGGACAACTGGAACATATACGGGTGATGTTGCAGAACCAAAGATTGCGTTATACACTGTGACAGCGAACAATAAAACTATATTAAATCGCGGTAATCACGTTGACCTTAATGGCGCTAACGATGTTAACAATTACGCATTACAATATGCCTGTCAAGGCGGTAGTAGCTCTACCACAACTCAATATGCTTTAATTGGCGCACAAAATTTAACAACAATTAGTGGCTATCAGGCGTTGTACTATGCGTTTGATGGGACGACTATGGTTAGTTCAACAGGCTTAAATAATGTTACCAGTATTACAGGTTTTCAGGCGTTGTATTATGCGTTCCAAAACTCTTCCGTTACAACAGCAGACCTTGGGAGTTTAGAAACAGCAGAATACAAGTCTTCTAGCGGTAGTGGCACAACAGTGTATTCGCCGCTTGACCACATGTTTAGAGGCTCTAGCATACAGTCTGCTGACTTGAGTTCGTTTAAGCATTTTGTTTATAACGAAGGCGGAAGCCCAACAAGTCGTAATGGTTTTTATTATACCTTCCAAAACTGCTTGGATTTAACAAGCGTGGATTTAAGTTCGTTCGATGCGTTGATTGGTGGTGATTTTCTATACGCCTTCACTGGTTGTAGTGCCTTAACGACAATAACATACAATCAAACAAAAATAGCAAATTTGTTCTCTAACGCAATTCCACGTAGTGCGTTTGATTATGCTTTCCAAAATTGTACATCATTAACAACGCCGTATTTTATAAAAGAAGCACAACAGATTAGCGCTACCGACCAATACGGTTTTCGTTATATGTTTAGTGGCTGTACCAGTCTTGCAACAACTGGTCTAACCAACGTGTCTCAGATATATGGGGGATCGAGTTCGTTTGGTTATACGTACCAAAATTGCACAAGTTTAACAACAACTGGGCTCGAAAATTGCTTTATACTAAACGGGAGTCCTATGTCAAGTTATGCTACTGGCCCATATAATAATATGTTTAGTGGTTGTACAGGATTAACAACAACTGGATTAAGCGGTCTTTGGATGGTTATGACAGGACTTGATTATACGTTCAAAGGTTGTACTGGTTTAACTAGTGAAACATTTACAAATCTGGCAGAGATATGGTCTAATTATGTATTCAAATATACCTTCCAAAACTGCACAGGATTAACGACGCTATCGTTTCCAAACCTTGTTGTGCTGAATGGCGACACAAACATATTTGCAAATATGTTATCAGGATGCAGTAATGTAACCGTACATTTCCCGAGCAACCTGCAAGCAACTATCGGTTCTTGGGCTAGCGTAACAGGTGGTTTTGGTGGCACTAACACAACAGTATTATTTGACCTACCGGCAACGTGCTATCTATACAGCAACAATAGTTACTATTTTTACAGAAGACCGTCGCTTGATACGGCAACAACATACGGCTGGTTTAACTCAACACAATTTGTTTCCGTTTGGACATTAAGTGCAACGCCAAGTGTTGGTGATACGTTATACAGTGATTCTGCTTGCACACAAGTGTTTAGCACGATAACCCAAGTTTATTCATAATTTTACAAGCATAAGGAGTAAAACATGGCAACAAAACACCCAGGATTTAAAGCAGTTCAACAAAAAATAGCACGTAGAGAAGGTGTTAGCATGAAAGCAGCAGGTGCGATATTGGCATCAGCAACCCGTAAAGCTAGCCCGGCAGCAAAGCGTGCGAATCCAAGATTAAAGAGAGTTAAGTAGGAGTTTAAAATGAAAGAACGCAAATCATATAAAGGAACATTAAACGGCGTGTTTGGCATTTGGACAGACACAAAGCCAGAAGGCATTGAATTACAGGAAGAAATAACCTTTTATGTGCCAGATGAAGGCAAAGTTTTTAAGAAAGGCGATGAATTATTTGACACAGTAATTCTGCAAGATGGCGAAAAAATCGAAGATTACGAAGAAATCGATGAACCTGTAGAGGAAGAAAATGTGGAAGCTGTTGATTAGTTTAATTGACTGGTTTATTCGCCGTGCGCAATATAAAAGTCGTATGGAAGAAAAAGCGGACACGACTTTGGCTTGTTTACAAGAGCACAACCGCCGTTTATTACGTTTAGAGATAGACGCGGCTATGCGAAGGGATGACAGGGCGGTTGTTCATCAATTATACGACGAATATCGTGCGCTGGGCGGTAATTCGTACATGCAGGAAGTTTACAAAGAGTATTGTAAAAAAAGAAGGAGCAAAAAATGACTTGGTTGATTGAACACTGGGAAGCAATCTTTGCAACATGGGGCGTATTAGTCGCTGCTTGCACTGCGATTGTTAAATTAACCCCAACACAGAAAGATGATAACATCTTGGCTAAAATTGTAAAATGGGCTGACGTGTTTTCAGTCGTATTTACAAAGCAAGATGCAGAAGTTATTGCAAAAGCATTGAAGAAAAAGGATAAATAATGTTGACAGCCATGGCGGTATTTGCAGGTATTGGTGCTGCGACTGGTATTGCTAGTACGATTATGGGCAACAAAAACGCAAAAAGGCAAGCCAGAATTGCCGAAGAGGCAAATATTATGCAAGCAGTAGAATTAGCGCGTCAAAGAAAATTAGAAGTAGAACGTCAAAAAAGAGAAAATTTAGAATTGATGAACAGCGTTTCTAATTTAACGAACGTCGCTTGGTCGGGCGCAAATGCACCGACAATGTCATACGATAAATACGGTGATCTAGGTTAAGGAGTAAAAAAATGAAAGTTCAAGATATCTTAAAAAGATATGATGATGCAGTAAGCGAAAAAACCGTCTGGGATTCAATATATCAGGCTGTGTTTCGTATGACAATGCCAAATAGGGATTCATTCTATATGGATGAAAATATCCCTAATAATTGGGAAAATACACGTTTATTGACCAATGTTGGTGCAGAATCTGCTGATATATTCGCTGCACGTTTTCAACGTATAATCTGCACAGATGAACAAACGGCAGTTAGCATTAAAGCACCCGTATATTTTGAAGATGATGCCGGACAGAGAGAAATTGATGCACAAATATCCAAGTCAATAAATATGTGCATTGTTCCAAATTTAGGAAATTATCTTGAATCTGCGTATGATTTGGTAGCAGGTACAACTGTAGCATTTAGAACTTTCGATTTAATCAATCGTAAATTTTATCGTATTCCAGTGCCAATTAAAGATGTAGCATTATCTAAGTCTTTTACAGGGGAAACCGACGGATATTATCGTAAATTAAAGATAAAACGTGAAGAAATCCCAACAGTATTCCCAGAAACAAAAGGTAGAAAGATTGGCGGTGTTGCAACAACAGAAAAGAATTCTAATGAAATGTTAGAACTGAAAGAAGCAACCGTATATAACTATGAAGATGAATTGTGGCATTATTATGTGATTTGTGGCCAAGAATTATTGGTAGATAGAGCCACAAAAGTATGCGACTTTTCTTCAAGTTTCTGGACACGTAAACCAGGTTCAGTTTATGGAATAGGTGTGGGTGTTAAGGCGTTGCCAGAATTAAACCAATTGAACGCATTAAGATATTATTCCACATTTGGTTTAATGTTCCGTGCCGCACCAATTTGGTTGGCAAATGAAAATCACATGTTGGATTACGATAGATTGACCATGAAACCAATGGAAATCATCCCAGTCCAGAATACAGGCAGAGATAACCCAACGCTTACTCCATTGACGGTTGGCGATGATCCTAATGTCGCACAATGGAATCAGACACAAATGGAAATGAATATTAAATCCGTTATGTTGTCAGATACGATTCCAAACCAAACCAACCAGAAAATGACAGCAACCGAGATTGCAGAACGTAGAAATCGTTTGAACGTCACAAATAATAACATGGTAGCAGTAGCGCAAAAGATGTTAGAAGATGACGTTAAATGGTTGTTGTATAAATTCCAAGAAATCGAAGGGTTTTATCCAGAAGGTTTCAACGTTAGTAGTTATGCGGAAGGAATTAGAGTTACATTAGCATCCACAGAAGTTAAAGATACGGAACAAATTCAAGCCATTGCAACGATGGTTGATATGTTCAATGCCGCCACACCAGACGGCACTTTGACCCAGACAGCATTAAATCAAGCAAAATACGCAAATAAGATTGCAGAATTATTGCGTATTAATACAGATTTAATCTTGCCAGAAGCACAAATAAATGCTAATATAGAAGCAAAGGCAAATGCACAAGCGAATATGGAAATGCAGAAACAGCGTGCTGAAATGATGCGTGAAATGCTTGTGAATGCTGCCAAAAACCAACAACCTTCACCCGTAAATAACGTGGTGTAGGAAAACCCAAAGGCAAAGCAAATGAAAACTCCAGAAGAACAATTAAATACAAAAAACAAAATAGCGGCAACATTGGGTACGCAAGAAGTCCAAGACATTTTGCAAGAATTCTTGGAAATTGCACGAAAAGACTTAAAAATGTGCGCCCCCACAGAAAAAGATCCACATTCTTACAATCTGCATCGTGCATTAGGACGTGTAGAAGAATTAGAATATCTTATATTACAAGGGAAAATGGCTGTTAAACCTACTGAAAAAAAGAATTAAAAATGAGCAAAGCAATACAAATAAAAGAATATCCAGAATATTATATTACGGATACAGGCGCGATATATTCACAAAATTATAATCATACTGGAAGAATTAAAGAATTAAAAACTACAAAAAATCGTGTCGGATATAAAGTTGTTAATTTAACAAAAAATGGGATAAGTCGCACAAAATTAGTTCATAGATTAGTTGCTGAAACGTTTATACCTAATCCTGAAAACAAACCACAGGTCAATCATAAAAATGGTATAACTACAGATAATAGAGTGGAAAATCTAGAATGGGTTACTAACCAAGAAAACCAAACACATTCATGGAAAATCCTTAAAAGAGAAGGTTCTATGAAAGGAAAATTTGGCAAAGACAACCCAGGATCAAAAATAGTGCAACAAATTAAAAACGGAGAAATTGTAGCTGAATACAACGGAATTCATGAAGCAATGAGAAAAACAGGTATAGATTATAGAAATATATCTGCTTGTTGCCATGGAAAAACCCAGACATCTGGTGGATACCAGTGGAAAATAAAACCAACAGAAAAGAAAAAAGGACAAAGCAAATGAATGAAAACGATCCAAAAAACAATGAAGTAGACCCAAAAGATACAGATCCAAAGGGTGGAAACGAAGACATCTTGAAAGAATACCGTAATGAAGACGGCACTTTCAGTGAAGAAAAGATTAAAAAGTTAGCTGAAGATAAAAAATACTTCCGCCAACAAATATCTAAATTGAAACAAATGCCTGAAAAGATTGAAGATTATGGCAAAGACTTCATATTAGATAGCAAGTTCGATGAATTCGCATCCAAGGAAGAAAATAAGGAAAAACTGAAAACCTTGTTCGAAAAATTGGACAAAATGTCAATGGAAAAGGGAATCGGGGTGGAACGCAACCACGACATCCGCAGATTCGTCCTTGATGAACTGGTAGCTTCTAAAGCAATTGATCTGACCACAGACGCAGAAAAAGAAGCCCAGAACCAGAAAGTAATTGAAGAACGCAATGCCAAGGTTCAGGAAGTAATTGGCGATGTTACCGATATTCAAGCGTGGAATAAAAATTTGGAAGATTGGTTGAAAGGGTTCTGCAATTCCGATGCCGAATTCCAAATGCATAAAGCTTTATTAGAACGCAATTCAATCTGGGCATTGTCATTGAACAAGGTTCGTCATGCTATGATGGGGTCACGAATTCCAGTAGCAGTATCTGAACCTAAGTATAATGAAGCCGAATGGGAAAGAGCATTTAGAAAGGCAGATAAAGAAACTCAAGACAAGATGCTTGAAGAAAGGGCGCAAATTTTATTAAAGACACGTAAATAAAGGAGTAAATTATGCAAAAATATGAATTAGGACAAGAAGTATTTGTATTTCGTGCAATAAAAGGCGAATTGCATGCTACAAAAGGTATTGTTCATGTAGCCGAAGTTGATAAGTCAGGTTATATCTTGTACACCATACAAGTACAATTAGGCCCAGATACAGTAGATACATGGCGTGCAAATCATGCTTCTATTGCATTAAGTGAAGAAGAATTGAAAGAAAAGATGGATAAATATGAACAATTCAATGCGGAACAGAAAGAAAAATATGAAGAATTGTTTGGGAAACCAGACTTTGACCCTGCAAAAATAGGATTGTAATCATGGCAAATTGGCTTATGGAATTGACTAAAATAGCAAAAGCAGACCCCAAAGCTGGGGAATTGCTTAAACAATTAAAGTCCGCCACAACGGATGAAGAAAAACAAAAGGCAAAAGAAGATGGTAAAGCATACATCGAAAGCAAAGAAAACACAAAGAAAGAAACTGTACAAGCCAGCGACACTGGAATTGATACATCCAAAGAAACCGAATCGGTTGAAGAGAGTGTGGATGGGCATAAAGACGACAGTATTGTTGTTAGTGTTGCGCCTGTGCATGTGGTTAAAAAGGAAGTAGATAAGAAATACGATATGTCTGAACCTGCATTTAATCCACGTTTAGCAAAAATGGGGATTACAAGGGAAGAAGAACTATTCCAAATGGGTGTTTATGTGCGTAAATTAACCCGTGAAGAAAAGTTTGAAATCAGACGTAGTATTTATCAAAAAAAGAAATTACACATGCGTGAAGTCCAAAATAGATTCAAGGAAGAGCGTATTAAAAAAATGGCGGCATTACAAGCAGACCCAGAATATCAAAAATATCAGAATCAACAAAAGTTAGTGATTCGCATTGAAGAAGCTTTGGCAAATCACTGCAACATTGAATGGATGTTTAATAATATCGAAGGGTTAAATGCAGATGTAATGCGGGAATTATTACAAAACCCAGCAAATGTAAATAAATTCAAGGAGAAGAAAGATACATTTGTAAGTAATTTCTATAAAAAGTTCGGCAAGTAGTCCTTTTCTTGCTGTGCGTGGCAGGGGTTAGCAATAGCCCCTATTTTTATATTGAAATAATATTAAGAATATGTATAATAGTATCAGCAAGGTATTTAGACCCTGATTTCATAAAAAAGTGGCACGACTAGAAATAGACCCACAAAATCCCAAAAAATTAGGCACGACTGATATATTGCTTTTGTGAGCTAAAATAAATAAAACTAACAAAAGGAGTTATCAAATGAACGATATTTTAGCAATGTATATTACCTACTTTGATCCATTGGTTAAAGAGGCTTATCAAACAAAAACTACCAACTTGATTGCTGGTACAACTGTCCGTTCTGGCGAAAAGGGTGAAGATGCTCGTTTTGCAAAGTCCGGTAAATTCATCGCACAAGCATTAGTTCCGGGTGCGATTGGTGTTCCACAACAGATGGGATATGCCCCAGTGAATGCTGTTGTGCAAGACGTGTATGTTGATTTCGTTATCGAATATCGTAATGCACCAAAATTGAACATCGATGAAGCGCGTGTCAACACAGACAATGCTGTGTATGCTTTGAATCGTGCTATCGGTCAAAACATCATCACTCAATTGAATGCCGGTTACGATTCTGTTAACATGTTGTTAGACCACCACACAGACCCAATGTCCACAGACATTTTGTCCGAAGCAAAAGGTTTGTTGCGTAACAATGCGGTTTCCATGGATAACTTGACATTGGTTGGCCCAGCTTCAATGCAAGAAGATATGGAAGATGATACAACTTGGACAAACTTCTTGACCAACGATTATCGTCCATTGGTATCTGGTGATGAAGTAAAAACTTGGATGGGTGTGAAATGGGAATTCGTTCCTGCTAACCAACCAGACTATAAATTGCCTGTTGGCCCGAACAGTGGTGTAATGGCCTTCTTGTTCGATAAAGCCGCTGTGGGTACATTTATTGGCAAATTGCGTGAAGTTCACGTAGCGGATGCGCCACAATATCATGGTTACTATCACTCATTCTGGTGTTCAACAGGTTCTGTCGTTATTGACGACCAGGGCGTTGTTGGTATCGAATTGGCTGCTTAATCAAAGGAGTAAAAAATGGCTTTCGCAATTAAAAACTTTGGTTCAGAAGTCGCAAATGCTAAATCCATCTTGGGTGGCGTTTGCTACTATCGCTTCTTCAATGCAGATGGTGATACAATCACAACTGCTGGTTACTTCCCAGGCAATTTGGGCTTGAAAGAAGGCGACCGTATTTGTGTTATCCCAGCGACATTGTCTAGCTTGGACGTATGGTACTATGTATCTGACGTAACTGACGGTGTTGTCACAGTAGCTGCATTATCATAGTTGCTTTGCCTTTCCCCATCCGATTGGATGGGGTTGGGTAAATCAATGAAAGGAGTGCAATATGGCATTTAAAATTGAAAACTTTGGCGCGGAAGTAGCAAATGCAAAAGGAACGCTGGGCGGAGTATGTTATTATCGGTATTTTAATGAAGACAACAATACAATCACGACCGCAGGGTATTTTCCTGCCATATTAGGATTGGAAGTTGGAGATAGAATACGTGTAATTCCAGCCGTTAAAACTAATCCTGATGAAATTTATATTGTCACAAGCACATCTAATAGAACAGTAGTAGTTACACAGGTAGATACAGACGGTGCTGTTGATTCTGTAAATGGAAAAACAGGCGTAGTTGTATTAACAGCAGAAGATGTTAATGCTATACCACAATACGAAGAAATGCCAGAAGCAACAGTAGATAATGCTGGTGCTATTGTTAATTATAAAGGTGCTACAAACGCAAATTACACCAATGGTTACTTCTATAAGAATGTTGTAACAACCAGTTATAATTCCACAGAAACATTTGAGCCGGCAACAGTAAGTGGTACAGTGGTTACTTGCACAAGCGAAGCCTTTACAAGTTTAGCATCTACATACATCCATGCAGACATTACGCAAATTGTGTCAGGCACAATGACGTTTGATTCTTTAAGTGATTTGTGGGTTTTTGTTGGTAAAGATTCTGGGGGCAATACTGTTGGAACATACCAAGTGTATCAGACAGATTACGAAAATGCAGGATTTACATTTACAGGCACACCAGCAGAAGGTGATGTTGTTGCGTTCACATGCACAATAACAGAATCTAATTCTTACGCTTGGACTCGTATAGATGTACAGCCTGTAACAAAGGAATTGCCAACAGCACCAACAACAAATGGTTCTTATGTGTTGACAGTAACTGTGTCTAGTGGTGTAGCAACATATACATGGGAATCCACCGGAGAATAATAAAAGGGGGGCATAATGGCTTTCACTGCGGCAGAAATAAAAAATTTAGCTTTAACAGAAATCAACCATGAAAATATTACTGATTGGAGTGATACTACCAATACAGATATTCCTATTATAAATCAACAGTATTCATTGGCATTACAAAACGCATTGGCAGCATATCCATGGTCGTTTGCTATGAAATATATTGAATTGGCTACAGGTGATACCCCAGATACTGATGCATTGCATAAAAAATACAAAAAAACCGCAACAATGCCAACAGATGCGTTAGGACAGATTGCTGTAAGCACAAACCAAGGATTTGATAACTTGGCAGATTTTATGGTTGTTGGAACTAAATTATATTGCCAAAACGACCCAACATATATCAAATATACCGCATTAGTAGATGAAAGTGCATTAAGCCCAGAGTTTGTAGATTGGTTCAAAACATACTTCGCAATGCGTCTTAATTCCTACTTAAATGGGGATATGCAACGTCAGGCATACTTACAGGCAGAAGAACCAGTATTGTTTAAAAAGGCTAAAAATATAGATTCACATAAGAATCCACATCAATCATTATCAGGCAATCCATTATTATGGGTACGTGGTAAATTTGGTGGTGGCATAATCTAAGGGGAAACCTATGCAGAGTCAGCAAAAGAAAGTCAAATGGTCACGTGGCGAAACAGCAGATGCGTTGGAAGAACGCACAGACACTGGCATCACCCAAGTATCAGTGTCTAAAATGGAAAATATCATTGCCGATATATATGGCAATATTTCACGCAGACCTGCATTAAAAGTTATTGATAGTGTAACTGGGGCAAGCGAAATACCTGTTTTATACGGATCAGGAATACTAGGAAGCCATACATTTAACGTACCACCAGAATCATTTGTATTCACAATAGACGCAAAAACATACATTATCTTTATCGTTGATAAGGCACTTAATATATTTGGTGGATTTTTGATACAAAACAACAAGTTTGTCCGTAGAATCACAATTAATTATTCCGCAATAGGCACTTTGTCGCCACAATCAACATATGGGCGCGGGAAAGTATCAGTGTCGCAATATAATAATTATATGATTGTTGCAAACCTATTTTTACCAGATGTTATTTTCAGTCTACAAGGTGCAACAATAGACGATTATTCAATACTTATTCAAAGATTTCAATTCTCTGCTCCATGGTATGCACCAAACGGAACACAAACAACACAAGTTACACCTACACAAGTCGCAGGATTAAACTTTGATGCAGGATCGGTTGGAAATTATACGTTTACAGAAGCAAACGGAGAAACAACTGTATATTCATGGATCAGTACAGGAATAAACCAATCTGCAGTTAGCGGAACATGGGCTGGCCCAACAACCACTTATTATGTAAACGGAGCGGTAAGATGGATCGCAGGTAATACATATCAAGTATACCCTACTGAAATATCAACGACACAAGGAAACACCGTTCTTGGATCGTTTACAATGACAAATGGCCAAACCTATAATAATAATCAAACCGTTTGCACATATACAGCACAAGACTTCTTGGGTAATTATATATCAGAAACGGTTAAAGTTGATATACATAACAACACAACACAATTTTCAACATCTGGAATAACATTAAACGTATCAGAATATATGAGCGTCGCAATTCCAAGCATTGCAGAATATATTCCTATAGGATCTATCGTGCAATTTCCAAACAACGGTTCTTACATGAGAGTTGAAGGATTCGATTCAGACGGAACACATTTACGTATGTATGGCGCATTACTAGTTCCTCTTGCAGATGACAGTGCACACGATAGTATTGTTAAGGTAGAAACAGGATACTTATCATTGAACGACTATCAACCATTGCGAGTCACATTCTCTCAACAAAGATTATACGCATCCGCATTTCATCAATACGATGCAAATCCGGTATTAATTCCAGGGTATGTCGTAGGATCACAAATAGCACGATATACAGACTTTAAAAACGATTATAATACAAAAAACGAAGCTATAACCATAGATATCAGCACAGCATATCAAGAACAAATTGTTTCATTAATTGATTATAACGGATTAAAGATATTTACTGATGCGGCAGAATATACTATTGTTGATGGTGCACCAGTTAAACAAAGCGAAAATGGGTCACTTGCAGTATGCCAACCAATCATATTTGGATCATTATGCCTGTATGCAGACAAATCAGGCAGTCAAATACGTGCAATGCAATACGAATTACAATCAAATCAATTCGATTCATCATCGATAAACCAGATGACACAAGAAGATTTGATATTCAATACAGATTCTATGGCTGGGTTTAGAGATAAAGAACACTTCACGGGACACTTCTTGTATGCAATTCAAACTGGATATCAAGGGACATTACACGAAACCCCTATGGCGAATCACTCTATAGCTGTATGCAATTTTGTTCCAGGAAACCAATCGATGATTTGGTCAAGATGGAATACACCATGGTATTTATCACCAATAGAAAATTATAAACGGCATTCTGTACAAAACATAATAGAAGTAAATAACAAAGTTTGGTTCATCGTTGCATGTGTTAGAAATGTAAAAGATACATTTATAAACCCTGGATATACATTAGCAGAATTAGATTATGATGCGTTAATGGACTTTGAAACAGAACAAAAACCAACAGACACTCAATATTATCTCATAAAACCAATAAGAGATTATGACTTGTATGCATGGGACGATGGAAACGGACATATATATTATACAAAAAATATCAATGTGTTAGAAGGGGAACTTGTATATAGCATATTAAATAATAATACTTTGTATATTGTAGGCACAGCAGGCAATAGCCCAGCTGGCCCAAACATTACTATTGGTGGGGTTGATTACTACGAATGGAGAGTATCAGGCGGCAGTTCGTCAGTATATACTAAAGATATGATTCCAAACCCAACAGGAGAACGCACAGATCCAAGCCGTCAAATATTCGACGCAAACGGCGATCTTATAACCAACCAATGTATACACGGGTTTAGCAATCCGCCATACGAAGCACCTAGAATTATGATAGGACCTATATCTGGTGGCGGGGCAATATGGGGATATAATAGAATATTTGATACGCTGTCATTTAACTTAATAACAGCAACATACAATGGTTTAAAAAATCAATATCCAATATTCGCAACATTACCAGGAAATGTTAGTGTATTCGATGGCGATGAATACAAATGGGACGACAAAGTAGATCCTGACTACTTACATACAGGAACATTAACAAAACCATTGACAGACCTGACAAATCCACATATTGGATTTATGATTAATGCAACATTAGAATCACACCCAATAGACATCCAAGGAAAGACATATACAGAGAAAAAGCGAATCGGTAAATGTGTTGCAGTCATTAGAAATACTGATGCTGGGGCATTCACAGTGTGTGATAAAACAGGTTATACAGCAAAAGATAAGAAAACAGTTAATTTCTATGGTTGCACAGGGATGAAAGATTTGATAAGATATACAATAAAGAACATACAGGGGGCAAAGTTTACAATCGAATCATTGACCATGATTGTCGAGTACGGAACTTTGGATAGCTAATGGATGAATTATTTTCTAAATGGTTTAAACCAAATACACCACAGTGGGAAATGAGTTCCGCTAACAATGAATGGGGTATGTCGTTGCCCACATCCCAAGTGGATAATATGTCAGTAATTCCACAAAGTTCCCCAATTCCATCAGTTCAATTAGGGTTAGAAGATAGTGTAGCAAATGAACCTGATTGGCAAAAAATGATTGAAGCTTTGTATAGCTTTAAGCCAACGACAACAGGTGACCCATCCGCCGGAATATCTAAATTAACAGCTGCAACAGAGAAAGATTTAGCAACAGGTCAAGTTAATTTATTTACAGGTGCGGTATTAAAGAGTATTGGTGTAGCAGGGGATTTTTTCTCACGTGCGACTGGATTGGCCATGGGTCAGTTAGGTTTAATTGATAAACAGAGAGATGTAGCAATTCAAGGTTATCAAAATCAAATGGAATCATTGGATAACCAAGTTTTGTATCTTAAAAATCAACTGGCCGATAGATTTAATAAGACTGTTGAAACAAATATCATGCAAATGGCCGCACGTAATATTCGTGTAACGTCAGGTGGTGTTTTAGATTTAACCAAAGATCAAGCCCAAGAAATTACAGAAGATATTAGTATGGCAGAAAGTAATGCAAGATTGAAAAAGATTGCGTTGGGTGCTGCACAAGACATGACCAAAGAATCAGCAAAATATGCTAAATTTAATGCAATTGCAGGGTTTGTGAAGAGTGCTGCTAATTTAGGTATGGCAATTGCAAGTGGTGGTGGCACAGGCGAATCTTGGGGTAGTTTATACGCAGGATATCAAAAAGGTTCTAAATATTTAGAATCAATAGAAACACAAGAGTTTAATAAATTATACTAAGAGGCAATAAATGGCACGTACAATAGCACCAGGTGATCCAACAGCAATTCAGCCAGCAAGAACCGATATTCCAGATATCGATTTGTCTGTATTTGATAAATTAGGGGATGCAAAAGTTAAATCTGCGATGCAGAATTTTAAGTTATATGCAGGTGCAGTAACAACGGCCGAATCTCAAAAATTATACAATCAGTATCAGAATAATCCATTGGCTTTGGCACAGGCTTTGGAAAAATTACCTGAGATGTTGAGTGATTTACCACAGTCAGTTCAAGATGAATTCAAACCAAAGATGCAGACAACTGCGTTTACATTGGTGTCAAAAGCCCAAGCGAATCGAGAAAAAGCGATAGAACAACAGAATAAATTGGCAGCAAGTGCTATTGCTAATTCTATTGATGCCCAGATGTCTGATGCGTTCTTTAATGTATTGAGATACTATGATGCCCCAGAAGAAGATAAACGTAAATTAGATTTAGATATTTATCAGGGATTACGAAATCAATTAGGTGAATTGGCTAATACTGTTGATGCAGAAGGAAATCCTTTATTCAGCGAATCACAACGTATGAAAATGTTTATGCCAAAAGACGCCATTGTTAAAGGCGCAAAGGCATATATTAATCGTATGGAAGATAAACAATTAGAAGATTGGGATAAGAGAGTATTCCAAAACCGCACTAAATTTATGCAGGATACAGGGATTGGCGATGATGAATACGATTCGATTGAACAGTATTTAACTAAACGTCAGAAAGCATTAAAGGATAACAAAGAACGTCAAATTCATGGAACAGCATACTATGAACAGTTAAACTTAATCGATGAACCTACAAAGGTAAATATCGAGAAAGTTAAATCGTATCCATGGGTTGATGGTAAATTGATAGATAAAGCCGTTAAATCAGCCCAAGAAATTACGCAGGCAAAATATTATGACCCAATGCGTAGAACCGCACCAGATGCGTTTATTGCCTCATTAAATCTATTCGGTGAAGCATTAAATAATAATGATTGGTCAGTAGAAGGAAGAGAGCAAGCAGTAGCACAAGCATTACAAGCCATGACTAAGTTGGAAGATTTTGCCAAACAGACAAATATGTCGCCAGAAATGACCAATAATTTAAATCAAATGATTAAAACTGCTTTGTATAATCAAGATGCCCAACAAGTCTTAACGGGTTCTGGGATTGTAGACCCAGATTTTGGCGATATAACAATTGAAGATGTTACAGGCCCCACGGATAGAATTATTGGTAAATTTACAACAAGACAGAGCCAATTGCGTGGTAAAGAAGCGGCAGATAAAATGGCAAAAGAAAACTTTTCTGCAAATATTCAGCGCGCTGTCCCATATTATCTAAGTAGAGATTATGATAATTATAAGATAGCCGTACAAGATGCGTATAAGAAGAGAGCTATGGATAAAGCTAGCTATATTGTAAAAGATAGTTATGAGTGGGAAAGATTGATTAGGGAATATAACGAAGGTAAAAAACCGATTTACAAATATATGGGTCGTACGCTAGAATTTAAGGGATTTGATAACGGCACTGCTATTTTCGATGAAACTTTCTAAAGGGGAATAATATGGATGAAAAACAAGCACAGGAAATGAACGCATTAGAACAGGCGGCATTTAATGACCCAGTGAATTTTTTGAATACCGAACAAAACCCTAGGAAATGGACATTAAGTTCAGAAGATATAGCACGTAGTTATAGTATTACCCCATCTGAATTATTGCATACGGAAGATGAATTGCACCCAAAGAAATGGAACGTAGCCGAAACATTAGGCAGAGAATTTATAGATGGAACGACAAATATTTTCACCGCCATTGGAGAAGGCGTTGCCAACGATAAATTAAATCAAGTGATATATCGTTCATCAAATATGAGTAAAGAAGATGGCGATAGATTGGTTGAAGATGTGTTGCGTTCACAATCCTTATCACGTAGTAGAGAACAGTTAGAATCAGCCCGTAAAGTGCATGACGTATGGTCAGCAGGCATCGGAAGTGGTGTTGGTAGCGTTATATCAATGGCATTAGTAGGGTTGACAACCAAAAGCCCAGCGGCTGTTGGTGCTTTGACGGGCGCAGGGGAAGCGTATAACGTTCGTAATGAATTGATTGATAGATATGTTAGTGATTACGGCACAACCGAAGGCGTTATGAAAGAAATGCCTAAATATAACGCGTTATCCGCAGCATATGGTTTGTTTTCTGGTGCGGTTGAAGCAAGTATCGGTGTTGAGAGATTGGCGGCGGGTTCGTTAAATAGATATGGTAAATTAGCTGCATTACAGAGATTAGCACGTCAGAAAGGCGAATATGGCAAAGCATTAGCATATAAAACGGGTCGTGAAGTTGTCGCATCTGGTGCGGAAGAGTTTGGGGAAGAGTTTTTACAATCCGTTGGAGAAGATATAGCAATATCATTAGCCCAAGATATGTGGGAAAATCCAGACCTTAAAAAAGCATTGACCCAAGGTATGTTTGGTGCGATTATTGGTGCGCCATCAGGGGCAATATTCTATAATGGATCACGTAAGAAAATAATTGATTACATTAATAATTGGAATAAAGAAAAGAACGCAGGTCTAACCGATGGGCAAGTAGTCCAAATGACAGATGAAATATTGGGCGACGGCACACATCAAATGTTGGATGAAATCACTACACGAGTAGAATTGCAACAGAAATTCGGTAAAGCGTTCGATATAGTTCAAGATCGTATTAGAGAACTTGTAGAAGCGACAGGAACAACGCCATGGGTTGATCAAAATAAATCAAAAGAACAGTATATTAAAGAAGTCGCATATACTATTACAGCCCCCATGTTCAATAAAGCGAATAGATGGGGCATGCCGTTGTCTGAGTTTTTAGACGTTGCAAAAATGAATATTACTCCGACACAAACCGGGTTTGCACCGATATTGAATTTAGAGCCCATTTCAAGCATTGATGATTTACAGGCGTTATTAGATGAACAAAATGCTATTATTAAAGAAGAAACGGATGCATCTAAGATAGGTAATGCAAATCCAGAGCGTAAGGAAAACGCGCAACGTCGTAAAGCGATATTGCAATATCATATTAGATCGCAAGAATTAGCCAATAAACGCAGAAAACAACGTATCGAACAGGCAGGTATCGGTGGCGATATTCAAAACGCACAAGATGACGTTAAGCATTTGAAAGATAGCCCAACCCAAGCAGATTTCATTGGTAAGTTATCTAAAAAAGCCCAAGATTCATTAAAAGATGATTCGGGTAAGGTAAGTAAGAAAAAAGCCCAAGACAGATACCAAAACGCATTATTGAAATGGGCAGCAGGTAATGATGACGAATTATTTGAAAACATTATGTTGGATAAGACCGTCAGTCAAAAGGTAATTGATGTATTAGCAACCCATGGTTCTGCACTATATGAGTTAGATTCAAAGTATCCAGATTTAGGAATAAGAGAAGATTTATACCATGCATTAAAGAAAATGCAGGTTGCAACCAAAGATAATTTCTTGGAAATCACACAGTGGGTAGAAAACAGAAACGTTATGCCAGAAAATGTAATGATTTGGAACTGGTTATACGCAGATGTTACCACAAATCGTGAATTCATGGGTAATTATATTTCAACATTAAGAAACAATGTAGAAAATGTAAATGCAGGCGAAGATATTTTTGGTGATAAAAACGCCCCCTTGTCAAAAAAAGATGCGTTAATTCAGGCATTAAAGAAAACAGACGAAACTAGGGCGCAGTTATCGGCAGAAAGGGGTAGAGAATACGAATCGTTATTTACTGAAATTGGTGAGATTAGAAACCCAGAATTATCAGCAGCAGTTATTAGTTATAATAATCAATTTGGTGTTCGACCGACCCAAATGTCAAGTGAAACATTACAACAGTTTGATTTGGCAGACGAAAACGCAAGATTAGACGATATTTACCCTGAATATACTGGTGAAACAATAGAAGTAGATGGTAAAGAACGCACAGTTTATAACTCAAATGGCGATAGAATAGCCAAGAGTAAAGAAGCATTAACTAACTTCTGGAAATGGTTTGGCGATAGTAAAGTTGTTGACGAACAAGGCAGACCATTGGTTGTGTATCACGGCACAAGTGCAGAGTTTGATACTTTTAGAGAGACCAAAAATTCCACCCAAATAAAATCAGTAGATAATCGTGGAACTTATAGCGATAAGACAGGGAATATTTATTTCCAATCAGTAAAAGCCAATATAACAGATGTATCAACCAAAACAGATATTAAAGAAATGCGTAAAGACGCAAGGGAATATTTTGATAAGATTGTAAAAAAACAAGATATAAATCACCCTGTTTTAGGACATATTATTGTTTCTAATAAAGGAATAGACGAGTTTATACATTTCTCTGCTAATAAAGATAAATTAGCACTTGTTCCGCATTTAAAAGAATTAATAGAAACATCAACGGTTAGTGAAAAAAAACAATTAACCCATAAACGTAAAGATGGATTTGTTGCTTTCTATGAATTATATAATGACGCTAATATAGATGGAAATGTTTATGATACTATTACTTATATTGGCGTAGATAGAAATGGTAATTTATTTTATGATGTAAAGTTAAATAAAAATAGCCAAACTGGTGGGCTGGATACCAAATCCAGTGGCAGTTCGGCTACCTTTAATATAACTATAACCCCACAATCATCAAATGTCAAGCAATTGTCACAACGTAGAGCCATAAACGGATTTTATGACCCAGAATTACAAGCAATTGTGTTGGGTAAGCATTGGAACGAAACTACATTAGTTCATGAATTCCACCATAGATATTTAGAGAAAATATGGGGTATATATCAGCAAGCCCAACAGGGTGTTAGAACTGTAAGCCCAGAATTTATGGATGACGTAAGTAAGTTATTTGAAATGTTGGATATAGACCCAAGCCAACAGCAATTAACCACAGTTCAGCAAGAAAAATTCGCATCTATGGTTGAAGCATATATCACAGGGTTAGGTGTAGATAATCCAGAGAATTTGGCTTTCCAAACATTTATGCACTGGATACCAGAAAAATATAAATCCATTATGGATATCGGGTATTTAGACGAAAATGGTTTAGTTAAAAACCCAATCTTAGACGAAGCGTCCATAGATTTCTTTAATAAATGGTTTGCAAGTCCATTTGCCCCATCATTACCGTCAGCACCAGATGCACAACGTATGGTTAATGTAACAGATGACAAAGGCGAAATTATACCGTCTAATCAAAAAGTTATGAATAATCGTGAAAAAGAGTGGGGGCAAGATAGCGAAGAACAATTAAAAGCAGATGCACAATTATATCGTGCCATAGGCGAAAATAACCCATCTAACCTGCGTGCGGCATTAGACGGAGAAGAAGAGTTAATGAAAGCAGAATCTAAGAATTTAGATGATGACCGTATATTACCAGAAAAACCAAAACTTAGAGACAAATGGTTTAAAACACGTCAAAAAGATGCCCGCTCATTAGCAGCAGATAAAGCACGTGAATATTTAGAAAAGAACCCAGAGCATGCAAGGGAATTAGCTTTTGCAGACCCAGAAACTATGACTGAATTTGATGCGCCAGTAGATCATGGTATGTTAATTAGAGCAGTTATGGAAACAGTAGGGAAAGGGTCAGACGAATGGTATATCTTAGATAATAACTTGGCTATGGTTAAATCAATGTCAGGTAGTGCATTATCGTTGTCAGGCGATTTATCCCACCAAGCATACTTAGATGCCAAACGTGAAGTAGAAAACGCGCGTGAATTGAAAGCAGCGGTCAATTATGCAGGCACTCGACAGGGTGCTATGGATAAATGGAATTCTGACATTAGAGCTTTTGCCGCAAGACGTGTTGCAGCAATTATGGCAACAGAGCCAAACAGTGAAGAAAGAAAGACAGCAATTAAAGCTTTCTTGGAAGAAGCCAAAACTAAGTTCTCAGGGAATACTACTAATGCTATTTTGAATCAGTTAGATCTGACTGGTGTGAAAACAAAAAGTAGCCAAGTGTTTATCAAATGGGCAGAAAAACAGATTAAAGAAGCAGCCCATGCTAAGATAGATACAAAAGAACAGGCAGAACTGATGAAAGCATCTGTTAAAGCCCAGTTGGCTTTGAGAGATATTGATAGCACTGAGTTGAAAGACGGTCAATATGCACGTGCTATCCAATCATCAAAGGATATTAGACATTGGCAGTTCGTAAAAGATAAAATGAAAAAAGCCTATATCGGCAGATGGGGTAAATTCGGTATATTCTGGGATAACCTGTTAGGCGGATATATGCCAAGTGCTATGTTGATGTCGGTCAATACATTATTCTTTGCCAACGTTCCATCAACTGCAATTAACACAAAGGTTGTGCGTAGAGCAGCAAGACATATTGGTGAAAATAAAGTTGATTCCAAAGTGACCGAAAGCGAAATAAAGAGAATTAAACAGATATTTAACGCCAGTGGTATGAATTTGGCACAAATGGAAAAACCATCAAGTCCATCCACGTTGCATGGTGAAAAATATATGAATACCGAACAGGCGCATTGGTATAACTTTACCTTTGAGATTTTAGGCAAAACAGATAATTTGTTTAGAATTCCAACCTTTGTAGATGCGTTAGCCCGTATTGCTACAAAAGATGCAGGTAGTGATAAAGCCAAAGCGACCGTATTGTTTAAGGAATATATTAAGTTAAATAATACAACCGAAGAAGCCAAGATTGCACGTAAACAAGCATTGGCAGTCGCAAATATGGCAGTTTTTACCCAAGACGGAACAATGGCAAGTGGGTTAAACCATATTAGAAGCCAATTAAATAATATTTCACGTGGTTTATTAGGTTTAGAACCAGGTGGATTTGGTTTAGGTAATATTTTAGCCCCGTTCCTTAAAACAGGTGCTAATATTGCAGAAATGGGTATTAAAGCAACGTTTGCACCAGTTAGACAATTAGTTCAATGGGGTAAAAAAGCGGCAGGTAAAGAAATACCAGAATTGGATAAGTTGGCTATGCGAGTGGATTGGACATACTTTGCATGGACTTGTATTGCAACAGCATTAATGGCGGCGATTACAAGCGATGACGATGAATGGTATATAGAACCATACGAATCAGGCAAGCCATACAACCCAGATAGACCATACGATTCGATAAAAATATATGGTGTATGGTTAAAATTAGACTTGTTAGGTGTGTTCGCAATCCCATTACGCACATCAGCCATGTTGGTTAAAGATTGGGAAACACGTAAATTAGGCGCATTGGGTGATGGTATGTTAGAAGCATTGAGTGACACCCCATTAGTGAATCAATTTACTGACAGTAGTTTAGGTTTTGCAACAAGGAAACCAGGTAAATGGGCATCTACATTTGCATATAATCAAGTAAATAAATTAGTTCCAGCTCAACTTAAAACCGTTACAAAGGCAACAAGTAGAGCAACAGATACTGAATTAGATGTAAGTATATTAGGCCCAACAATCGAAAGAAAGTTCCATAGAAATTATGGATTAGATGGAGAAAGATTAACGACAAATGATTTAATCTTACTATTTACAAATAGATTGAAAACAAACCCAGAATAATATATACTAAAAATATAAAAGGAAGGAAACCATGTTCAATAAAAACAACTTTTGCCACGTCGCCAGTAATAACAGAAACGAACAGAAAGCAGGTGTATTCGTATATAAAACAACCGATGATCTGCAAACTGTATTACAATATGGCTATTTTAATGAAAAAATCATCGATATTAACTTACACGACCTGATTATACATGTAAAGAGAGATGCCACAGACAGAACCAAAGTCGAACGCAATCTTTTGTGCGTAGTAGAAAGAACGTTAGATGACGTTGGCACAATTCTAATCAAATCGAACTGGGAAAAGACGATAGAAGAAACCGTAGAAAACATACAAACAATTATCAACTCATTAGATAATACATACGTAAGAATAGATGGCACATCAATAATTACAGGGCCGTTAAAAATGCGTTCAAGTGTATCGTTCAAATGCGCAATCGCGCCATCCTGGGACGGTGTCGGATTTTACAAATTAAATGATAACGATTCTTTGACCTTGATGGCAAGTATGGAAGCAACAGACGGATTAACACCGGCGCAAAACAACACATACAACATCGGAACAGCATCGCGCAAATGGAAAGACGCATACGTTGCACGTGTGATTACAGCTGTTATAAATAACGGTTATGATATAGGTGTTCCTGCAACTGCTTCGCCAGACACATTAGCACTAAAATCAGAAGTTGACTTGGCGGCAAATTCTGGTCGTATGATTACAGATCAAGGTGTATGGTATGCAAAAATGTATGCAGCAACCGTTGCGCCAAGTGCAGAAAATGGCACGAACTATGCGGATTTTTCACAAACAGACGGCGAGGGGAACCCAATAATCGTCATATATGAACGTCAAAGTGGCGCGTGGGTGCAAACCGAAACAATCACACCGCCAGCAGAATATGACGGCTATGTGCCAATTACAAGCAAGATTTGGGACATCGCAGAACAGACAGGACAACAGGGCGGTCGTGTGTTATGGAACCACCAGAGTAAGGATTTCACGCCATACCCACAGATTATTTCATTCGAGGATGCAGCCCTAACTGGCACCCCGACAGCACCACTTCCAACAAATGCTTCGCCAAACAATCAAGTCGCAACCAAGGAATATGTTGACGGCCATAGTTCCTCGGGTCTAAATGTTGGCGATATATTTACTACAAAGCGCACGGATTCAAGTTTGGCAGGCGCTGTTGAGTGCAATGGTTCAACATATAATACAACTGATTTTACAGGAAGCGGAAGCGTTGGCGAATTATTGGAAGCGGGCAAATTGGATTATATCAGTTTGTCGGCGTATTCAACGGCAATCAGCACAAATGGGTGGTGTGATAAAATTGGTTGGGACGGAACAGGAACGACGAGTTTTAGAGTGCCAACATTGACCCCGCGTATTGTTCAGACAAATAATATACCGGTTATTGGTAATGGTATGACAGTTGGTTGGACAGACGGAACGAATAATTATGGAACAACTAATCCAGATTCAGATACTGCATATAAAGGAAGATTGAGCGTTTCTACATCTGCATACGGCCAAAATGTTTCAAATACATCATATACACGAACACAAGCAAATGGAACATTTGGTGTCACAACAGACCCAACAAAATCTGGTATAATTGCGGACACATCAAATACCGCACAATTGCGTGTAATGATACAATTGGCAAATAGCGCAACCGATACAGCCCTTGAAACGTGCACACAGGTTTTATCAGATGTAGCGGAATTGAAATATGATTATGTTGTGGAATTCCAAGCCCCAACAGCAGGCAACAATTATACCTGGTATCGTAAATATAAATCCGGGTGGGTTGAACAGGGTGGAACACAAACAGGAACGGGGTCATATGCCAAAGTGACAGTAAATTTACCCGTCACAATGGCTGATGCTAACTATCACGCTAGCGGGGCTATTGCCTGGGCAAATGAAAGCACTTGGTATACCAGTTCTGGGGCAACCGGCGGTATGCGTGCAATAACGGACGTAAGTGGTGCAATCACTGATAAAACAACAGTATCGTTCAGTATTCAAGGATTCTCGGCGCATACTTGGTATGTCTGTGGAATGGCACAAGCGTAAGAAAATACAAACAACAAAAACAAAGGAGTAAAAAATGCCTTGCGGAAAAAAGAAAGGTAGAAAAAAATAATGAAAACTTTTATACATACAATTTGCGTAGGTAATTTCTACAATTATTGTGTGTATAAAATAACCGATTCTGTCGGCAGAGTATATTACGTCGCTGAACCTGTTTTGCATGGCGTTACGAGAACTGCGGAAACAGAAGAAACCTTAAAGGCGGCATTGGAACGAGATGTCGCCCCGTTAAATCAATTTTGGACAAAGGTGCGATAATGAAACCACAAGTGCAAAAAACTTATCTTAAAACTATTAAAATAGCCGATAAATACCCTTATCGTGTATTTTTAGTAACAGCAGGCGAAAAGAACGAGTGGCTTGAAGCACAGCCAGTTTGGAAAGGGATTCAGCGCACTGCCGAAAGTATGCATGTTTTACAAATAATCTTGGCTAACGACATTAGAACACTAGAAATGCAAACACAAAAGGTTCGTTAATGAAATGTTCTGGGTTTTTATTACTCTTATTATCGGTTATTTTGTGTTCTTGTGGGGCGCATACCACGAGTCATAATTTAGCCCAGAATACAATAAATCAAGTGACGGCACTGGAACAATCGATTGATGAAAAATGTGCCACAGATGCCATAAAAACGCAAATAAATGTGATAAAATCACAAATAAAGGCAATAAATAGTGCGTGTGATACAGAAAAAGCAGAAATACGTGCAGATAAGGTTAAATGGCAAACAGCATTTTGGGCTTTGTTTGTGGTTATTAGCGTGTTTGGATTAAGAAAGGTTATAAAATAATGTATATGCCAAAGTATTTTAAGATAACAGAATTAGTAAATCCTATCTTATTAAATAAAATAGGAACAGAAACTGCGTGGAAATTATTTGATGAGCAGTTGTTAAAAGCGGCAGACCAATTACGTATTAAATATGGTGTTATATTTGTTAATAAAGGCGAGTTAAAAGATTGTGGTTTGCGTGATTGGACAAGTCCTACTGGGGCAAAGTATTCGGCACACAAATTCGGCAGGGCATTAGACGCACATATAATGGCTATTGAAAAATTAGGATTGAGCAAAGTAGAAAAAATAAAGATGTATAATAAGATTAGAAGAGAGTTGATGCTTGACCCACAGTTTAATTGTCTAAACTTTGAAGATAATATATCTTGGTTACATTTTGATACTTTTAATCGACCAAAGAGATTATTTAATCCTTAAACTTATCCCAAGTTCCCCATAATATATATTCTTTGTATTTTTCCCATTGTTGTTTCTTGATTTTTTCAATTAAACGTAATGTTTTTGTAGTTGCTTTTGATATGTCGATTGGTTTAAATAGGACGATAAATCTAGGATAATGTTTTTTTGCATATGGTGCGGCTGTTCTTTTTACTATAAATGCTTTTGAGCCAAATATTTCTGTAATCCACCAACCATCTTTGTAAAGTTTATCAAGTGTAGTTCTTTTTCTGACAACGCCGTTATTTTGAAATCCCTTATATGGTTTTTCTATCGTGATACATTTGAGTTCGTCAAACATTGTTCCTTCCTTTGTTTCAATAGTTCAACATATCTCTGTGCCGACACCAATGCTTCACACCAAACTTTTTGGACATAAGCACCAGCATCTTTGTCTTTAACTGTGTATTCAATTAGCCATTGTCGTTTATCTGGTTGCCAAACTGGCGGTTTTATATCGGTTATCATTTCCTTTCCTTATGTTTATTGTTTTAATCCTCTTTTACATCCTTTTGTTCTGGTTTCAATGCAATATGTGCTATGTCGCCAATCTTTGATATTGGTTTCTGGAATTGTCCAAGGTGGTTTTTAGCAAGTTCGCTGCTTACAATTTTTGTGTAATCATAAATGCTTTGTAATGCCATCCGAAGTTTTTTGTTTTCCGCCCGGACACTACACAATTCATATTCTAATTTTCCTGCATCTTTCATTTTGATTCCTTTTGTTCTAGTGCTGTTATTTGTCCATCCACGGATAGGTCCATTTGTATATTTTAACAAGGCATCCCCAAACAAAACCCAGTAAATAACTGATAAACGCAATCGGGAACGCTATTGGTAATAATAAAGCAAGTATAATTTTTTCTATCATTTTACATCCTTTTGTTCT